CGCAAATAGCCGTAGTCTGACAAAACCATAGGCTCGCTTAAACCTTCAGCAGGAACAACAACAAAATGAAACTGTCTGTCCGCCCTCAAATAACCAAAGGTCAGGAGCAATTTGGCACTTATTATTTTGTAGCCTGAGCCCAAAGAAGCTGTATCAAAACATAAGCCTTGCCTACTAATAACATAAGTCCATCTTGAAGGGAAGAACTCATATAATTGTGACATCCGAAATGAGGGGAAAAGTTCATATCCTGAAGCTGCTCCCCAGGCTTCATAATAATCTCTTACATCACCATATTCATATTTGAAACAGGTAATATAGCGACTGTTGACAGCTATTGGTTCAAAGATTTCCATTTATCTCCTAATCATACATATCAGTCCCTACTGGGATTTTGAGCCTCGACTTGAAGTAGCCACCGTAGAACTGCTTTGACGTGCTGCCCAGACGAGTAGTGTCGTCTATATCGGGTAAGACATAACCACTCACGGGGGCAAGCACAATATCTTGCCCATTCAAGATTATGTCGGAATCAGCGTAAATGTTAATGATCCCATCCGACTCAATAGCTAACACATCCTCGGTTATATGGTAGGCGTATATCTTCCCCACATAGTTAGAGAAGGAATCACGATAAAAGTAAAGCATTTCATCCGTCAGTGAGATCCCGTTGGAATCCAATCTTATATTGCCCGCCCCGGCATATAGCTTCCCGTCCGTCCCGATGTAAACCTGAACAGGTGTTCCAGCCTCATAATCCTCCGCCGTAGCGAAAGTCCTGAAGGCGTTGATTCCTTCCCCCCCGTAGAGCGCTATCCCATAGGTAGCATCTATCACTACTCCGCTCTCTTCATGCCACTTGCCATCTTTGACTGTCTTGGAGAGGAGAATAAAACCCGCTTGAATTTGGGTGGTCTTGACTAGCCCGTAAGTCCCTTCTACAACCTGGTCCAAAAGGACTAATCCAGCAGCGCTCAAAGAAGCCTTTTTAACCCTGCCGAATGTTCCTTCTACAACCTGGTCAAGGAGGACCATGCCAGAAGCGTTCAGGGCAACACTTAGAACTCTTTGGTAGTTGTCTGGCCCATCAATTATATCGTCCAGATAGATGTTCTCGGCATAGAGGTCTTTCACATAAAGCCGGGAGAAGTAGTTTTCAATGTCATCGGCTGTTATATTCCAGCTCTCCAATACCTTCCTGACATTCTGCCAGTCGCCAAAAGTAAAAGTCATTCGCCGCTCGTTCTTTTCAAGATTGACGTGGCGAACTAATCTCCCGATATTTCCTACCCGGTAATCATCTTCCCTTTCGTCTGTAACTTTTACATAGTCGTAAACCTCAGCGCCAACATTCATAGGAACATTGGCCGAGCCCGCTTCACACCACATCTCGGCTTTGGCTAATATCGCCGCCGCTATTGCCGCTCCCTGAGCATTGCTTGCGAGGTATGTCTGCTTGTATTCAGCTTTAGGTAGTAAGGCAAAAGACGTGGCATTGGTAGCAGTCCCGCTATATGAAGGGTCATCATCTTCTCTCGATTGAACCTTGATATAGTTCGGTATTACTAGGGTATTCCTTAGAGCCTTCGCAAAAAAAGGATGCCCACTCTCCAGGCTGTATTCGTAATCATAAGTCGAGCCTGAAGTTGTGGGCTGGAATATATGTATCTTGCCGTCAGCTTTAGCTACCGCTACATTCTTGGTGTAGTCCAGCAGGCGGTTTATTGCGGATAATCTATTGTTGCCAACATAAATTCTGAAGGCATCTTTGGGAGTGTAAGTATCGGCCAGGTCGTCATACCCAACCTCCCAGACTACATCGTAAGCCGTGCAATGGTCAAAGCAATCTATCGTTGCTTCTATGATCGCATCAACCAGCGTCTTAACCGATGTTTCGTCCTCTGAGTCAGGCTGATAGGCTTCGCTGGCCGCATCCATCTGCATCAGGTTGCAGATACCCTCTAAGAAAAGAGTGCACTCTAACTTGCTCGGGTCTGAATTGAACTGCTGGGAAATCACCCACATCGGAGCACAGGCATCATATTCCTCGCCCCGGCTCGTAACTATGCCGTTGTGTAAAACGCCCTGATACCCTTTGAAATCAAGATCGGTCAGCGCTTTGTCGCTGTTGCTTAATGTTATCTTGAGAGACTGAAGCGGCCCATTTTCCTTCTCTTCAATATCAAGTATGCGTGTTTTCGTGTAGGTGTAGGTCGTGGAGTTATATGTAAGAACGAGTTTGAATAAGGCTTTTACAGAAGTAGATTGTTGCGCAGTTGCTAAAGTTTCCGGTAACGCTCTCATTTTAGCTCAAAGCCGCCACTTCTCTTTAGATACTTGGCGCTTGCCCCTGTGCCGTCCTGACTTGTGCAGGAATAGTTCCACCAGCCCAACACGCTGTCGCTGTCAGTGGTGTAGTAATAAACAAATTCACCTGTGTCATCTTCAGACATGGCTGTGTCATCTACCTTAACTGTTCCGGCAGGGTCGGTAAGAGTAACCTTCACTCCCTGATCTGGGCTGGTTGCTGTTCCACTTTTTTTATTATGCGACCATATTGGTACTGTTGAACCTTGCTCGAAAATTTCTACGCTCATGGTTCTACCTCTCTTGTTTCTACTGTCATTGGGATATAAGATTTGGCCTCCACAGCCATATCAATATAAGCCTTTGTTTCCACAGTCATATCAATGTAAGGCTTAGTAGAAACCCTCATTTTAATAGAACGCCCAATAGTTCTAAGCCCGCCTAGCCAGGATGAGCCTAGTTTGAAAAACGCTAGTTTTGCCATTTAATATCTCCTTAGCCAGTCTAAGTCTTTTCGCTCAGGATGCTCGGCATACCATCCTCCAGAGTGTAAGTCCTGTATCTTCATAAAGTATTCCTGATAGGCCTTGCCTACTCTCTCCATGGAGAAGTTCGCAACCGCATATTCTCTACACCGCTTAGGGTCTATCTTGTCCACGTTGTTACACGCCCAGATAAAATCATCTGCCGTCCTGCATCTGTAGCCCACTTCTCCCTGTGGCACTATCTCGGGGAAAGCTCCCCAGTCTGTAGTTATTACCGGAGTTCCCGATAGTAATGCTTCAGGAATTACCAGGCCAAACGGCTCCATGTAGAGAGAAGGGGCAAAAACAGCTCTAGCCTTCTTTTTAATCTCGTCAATTTCAGGCATGGTGAGAACGCCTTTGTATTCCACATGAGGTTGAAGGCAGCCCACATGGTTGAGACTTGCTTCTAACTTGTCAGGCCACATCGGTTGTCCGGCCACAATGAGCTTTGCCCCTATTCGTTTTGTAATGTCAACGGCTATGTGTATGCCTTTTCTTTGTATCAATCTCCCGAAGTAAAAGAAATAGTCCTCTTTCTTTTCTTCAAAGGTGTGGTCGGCAGGATCGAAGAAATGGGGGATTACCGCGTCATACCAGTTGCCGTTTGCAAAGTTTTCTTTAGATTTCCCGAATAGAATCCCGTAGATGTGGTGCATCCAGGCATAGGAAGGAAAGACTTTTCTCTTGCAGTAACACCCGATATATCCCACGAACGGCTCAACTGCAAGCATCTTTGTTTCATCGTCTATTTTCTTCAGCCAGTGCCCATTTGTTATTAGCAGAATGTCCTTGGGTTGCTTTCTTTTATTAAGTTCCTTGATGGCGTTCTCTCTGAATGTCCTGTAAGCCAGGTCCTTCCCGTTGTGAATCCATAGCTGCTTAAACTGGCTCCACTTGCCATAGGCTTCCTTCTGGACATCTTCTGTTAATACGGTGATATGCTCGGTGCACTCCGGGTTAGAACCTTCGGTACCGTAGTGGTAAACCTCATGCCCCATATCGTGCATCATCCGGGAGAACCTATAAACGAGTTGTGTAAATGCACACGGCCCCCAGTCTTTGATAGTTTTGGAATGAGGCATCCCGAGTAAGTGAAATCTGAAATGGTCATTCCTTGAGGGCGGAACGAAATCAATCTTCTTCTTTTCTACCTTTAGTAATTGCGTCTTGAGGTGCCCGAACTTCCTTTTGTATATGTCTGGTTCTGGCATGACTTCATATTGATACTGAGGCCCTAACTCATTCTTGATAAAGTAGGCCCCGATAAAAGGCATCTCGTCGCAGTAGTCATCGAAATAGACAACCGTATCTTCCTTCATCAACCTTGACGAATACTGCCAATCGTTCCTTGTGGTCTCAATAGTATGCCCGCCGTCTATGTAGATTAAGTCCATCTCGGGGAGGTTATTTTCTTTTAGAGTCTCCCTGGTGTTTCCCTTGATAAGAGTAACCTTTGCCTTTGTGTTCTCCTGTATAAACTTCTGGACATCGGCTACTTTAGGTGTGGCTTCTGAGATACTAAATTCTTCAATGCTTAATTGCGAACTTAAATCTTCAAACAGGTCAAACCCATAATACTCAATCTCGTTTTCGGGAACTTTCAGCGATGCGTTCTTTATCATCGCCACAGCGTTCTTGCCGTTGTGAGTTCCGATTTCCAGTATCTTCTTACATTCCTTTGTTTTGAGTGTCTCAAATAACGGCCGGTAGTGCTTTCTCCAGTCGGGGACATACTTTTCTACTGACCACCATGGAGAGGCACCGTTAAGCGTATAGATAACTCTCCTACCGTTAAACCTGTCTGTAACCGCCATGCCCATAGCAGCCTCTATTTGCTGTATGGACTCTGGCTTGTGGAAGTCATACTTAGGATAAGGGTCTTTGCCCCAGCCCCTTTCGTTATGATTGTTGGGTACCTCCATGAAGACTACGGTTGCTCTGTCTTTTAGGCGACTGAGTTTCTCCAATCCCTTCTCTATGCCGATGACCTTCATATCGTTGTGTATGATGGCCAGAAAGAGAATCGTGTCATATTTGGTAGCAAGGAACTCCGGCCAGTCGTTGACCACATGGTAATCAACCCGGAGATTTGCAATCGTAGTGAGGTATCTTGCTGTAGCTATTAAGCCCGGTGACCGGTCTATGGCTGTTACCTCATAACCTCGCTTGGCGAGCTCCCGGGCATAGTATCCCTCAGAGCAGCCGATATCCAGGATTCTCTTGCCTTTGATTCGGGGAAGGATATAGTTTAATCTCTGCTCCGCATCATACCTGTCAACCTTCCAGTCTCTTAATCGCGGATTATCTACTGGCTGATAAGTCCACTTCCCCTGCGGCGCTTCTTTTAGCAGAAAATCTACTAAGGGGAAATCCGTATGCCTGTGTGCGTCATACAGGTCTGTCCAGTCAGTTTCACAGTTGACAAGCACATCTTGGTTAAGATAGTGCAGGATAGCAATTCTATGGAAGCCATCGCCCAGCCTTAGTCTGCCTTCATCATCAAACCAGATATAGCATTTAGAGCCGTTAAATCCGTTCTTTTTAATGTTCTCGTAGAGGTCTATTATTTGTTGCTGTCTCTCATAGGCAGACTCTATCGTGTTGCCCTTGTTGAAACAATAGACATGGTGCTTCCACTGGCCTGCCCTTATGAACGGGGAGTCGGTTAAATCCTCGCCCCTGTCATACATGGCAAGCATTTCTTGGACAGGTTTTTCTATCAGCTTGCCAGTTATGTAGGATTTCTCAGCAGGTAATAAGGAACTTTTGATTTTATAGTTCATTCGGGTCCAGTTGGCCCTGAAGCCTGTCTTTCAGCAGCCGATTGAATGTTAGCCCTCTTGACGATTTCCGCCTTGATGTTATTAGGGAATTGCTTAATCGGGGGGGGTATAACTATTCCCTGATTATCAAAATAAGTTCTCAATAACTGCTTATCTGCTAAAGACAAGATAGTATGCGTCTTATCCTCTAGGGCTTGTTTGCATATCTCGTCAGCGCATTGTCTAGCTTTATTGTGTAAGGCGTTATTTGCCCATTCCTGCAAAGAAACGATGTCCCACTCTAGGGCTTTCTTTTCCTCATCTGTTATTTGGACTGATACTGTTATCATAAATCCTCCTATGCTATCTTTACTATCGTAAAATTCACCTGAAGTTGCCCATGAGCCAGAGCCATATTTGCTCCAAAATTACTATAGGCATACATCTCTATATAATCTGATGCCGACAAGGAAGCAGCCCCTATTGCTGATGCAACTAAGCCAGAGGCTATTGACGTATGGGTCTCTTGCTTTGCTATAGATGCCCCATTCTTGTATATGTAGCAGGAGCATTTTTTATCTGCGACAGTTGTTGCATCAGTAGGGCGGATAGCTCCAACTACTAAATAGAGTCCATCCTGAGTGGCAGTATATTTCGATTGAAACGCTGTATATCCCTCGGTGTCCACCATGATGTCTGCGCTGAGGCTTAATTGGTCATCGCTGTCTTTAGCAGTAACTGTGGCATACGTGTTATCGGTTGTATTCCAAACCTCCATGTCCAAATAATAACTCTCGGCCTCAGTGAAAGCACCTGTATCGTGGAGTTTATCAGCAACGGTAGCGTCTGCTGTGCCTGTGATTACGGTGGTATTCAATTCATTTTGCTGGTCGAATGCCTCAGTATTGAGCATCACCTTTACTATGGTGGCTGTAGGTATAAGTTGGTCAGTCGTTTCTAAATAGGCTCGTGCCAGCGCCTGCTTCGGAAGATTTAGAGAACCATTACTGTGAATAACAAGGGCTTCAACTCCCCCAACATCCATTCGGATTATATCTTCGTCTTCTGATTCTTCTACTTGAATCTTGGTATCATTGTCGGCATCTGCAATTTCATCTGGGCTAGCTCCAGTAGGTCCACTAGGACCATACGGCCCACTCGGGCCGCTTGGTCCAGTTACGCTTACACCAGTAGGGCCTGATGGCCCTGACGGCCCAGTAGGACCCGATGGACCAGTAATGCTTACACCTGTTGGGCCACTAGGACCACTCGGCCCCGATGGGCCACTGGGCCCTGTTACACTTACCCCCGTTGGCCCAGAGGGACCACTTGGTCCAGTTGAGCCAGTCGCACCTGTAGTACCTGCTCCTGTAGCCCCGGCTGGCCCCGAAGGTCCTGACGGACCCGTAGCACCTGCTCCTGTAGCCCCGGCGGGTCCTGACGGTCCACTTGGTCCTGTCGCTCCCGTTGCACCAGCACCTGTCGGCCCCGATGGTCCGCTAGGACCGCTTGGGCCTGACGGTCCTGTTACTCCTGCACCTGTGGGGCCAGATGGACCAGAGGGTCCTGTAGAACCAGTAGCCCCTGATGGTCCACTGGGTCCAGAGGGTCCAGTAACGCTAACTCCTGTTGGCCCAGAAAGTCCGCTTGGGCCTGTAGCTCCACTCGGTCCAGATGGGCCAGAGGGGCCAGAAGGTAACTTTACCCTCTTATCAATTATGGTACATTCCGAGCCGAGAGTAACTGCGGCAGGAACATATATCATTGCGATTAAAATATCATCACTGGCAGGCAGGTCAGGTGGTGCTGGCGATGTCATCTTGCGTGGGTTGGTCTCCCCCACAGGACTGACTACGGCAGCCGTGCCGTTAACCTTTGCCAGCTTCCCCTCAGAGGTATCGTAGATAATTAAGTCTTTCCGGGGATTAGTAGCATGGGCAGCAGTCAATACCACATTGGTTGAGCCGCTTGTAGTCTTAGACACTCCCTCAGCTTCACCTTCCCCTTCTGCTACATCAACGCTTAAAGCTGACCCATTGCCCGTAACAGCCCAGCCACTTATGTAGCCAGTGCCTCTTAACGCCTGCTCAATGGAGTTATAGTCAATGTCAAAAATAATCTCTTCGTCTATTCTATCTATAGGCATAATGCACCCCGTTTAGCCTGGGGAGTAAAACTCCCAGACTCTTGTCTTGGTTATGGAATTGAGGCTGTTTTGGTAAATAATGAATTGCCTATCCGCCCAGTTTTGGTGTAGCTTGACGGAAGAAGGCACGATATCCTTTCTCATCTGCTCGGCACACCAGGCTTGGGCAGCCTTAGCAACAACGCCCTCCACTAAAACCTTTTCTAGTTGTGGGCTTAGCGTGGACGTAGATTCGGTTAGTGAGTGAACCTTATAGCAGTAAAGGAATATCTCATCTCCATCATCAGGAGCGGAGTCAACATCTAGGGTAGCAACACTGCCAAACACTGAACAATCCCTGAAGTTTCGAGGCCATTGCCGTGTCGGGTATTCAGCCTTCTCCACCTCTATTAAGTCGGTAATTTCGGCTACGCTTACATCTCTGGGGTTCGCTCCGCCTCCACAATAGATTGTATAATTCTCCCCGCTTGCCATGATGTTGGTAGCGAGCGTGATGTCCGATGCACTTGTGTAGGCAGTAACTAAAGCCTCAGTTCCGTCCGTGCTGTTATAAACTGTCTTGCCCACGTCCCCGGCCACAAACTGAGATTTCGTTGTATCAATTAGATGACTGGCCGTTGTCGCTGTCGCTGTGCCTGATTTATTGCTGGCGGATACTATCTCTTTGACTTCGCGAGGACTTCTCTGTGAGACTTCCACCATACATTCGTTGATATGCAGCTCAAGCTCGTCAATAGCGAAATCGGAATCTTCGCTGTCCTCGATTTCATCACGGAGCATTTGCCGTGCTATGCCTCTTATTGCAGAACGGTTTTTAATAGCCATAGTTCACCTACTCTTTTTTGACTGGTCCCTTGCACCACTCGCTTAGCTTCTCTTCGCTCATTGAGTCGGCCATCTCCGCACCCCGAGCACTATATGAGCGTGGGGTCTCGCCACGCTTTATCTTAAGAGCGATGCAAGCAAGTGTTTTTTGATCTTCACTTTTCGGCATATTTCACCTCCTAGATATTTCTAACGAACTCGTCTTGCTTGAACGGTGTAATGTCATCGCTTATCGTCCAGCCGAAAGTGTGATTGACCACAGACATGACTTTCGGCGCCGACTGCCCGCATTGAGGGCACTCGGCATTATGCCTTTCGTCAATCGGCTTGCGGGCTTCAAACTTTAGATTACAATTCTGACAGTGGTATTCATACAGGAACACAGCTAAGAATCTCCTCTAAAGTCTCGCCCCGTAGGGGATTCCCCAGGACTCCAAGATTCTTTGCCTCTTCACGGATATATCCCGTCTGGGCGTTCACGAAAGTAAATAAATACTCCCCATCAGCATGGATTTCGCAGGTCTTTAGCCTTTTAAGTTCGTGGACTTTGAGCTTCTTGAACTCTGTGATTGTTATTTCTGGAATTAGTGGTGTCATAAACCTCCTTTATAGAAGAGGGGGAGATTTAGGTCTCCCCCTCCAAGCCTTTGTCCTTCGACTTTTAGCAGGCGAGTTGCAGGAATACAAACCAGGTTGATGTACCATCGGTCTCATTTATGGCGTAGCCTGCACGCTGGGTCTGAACTACCGTTGCAGGACACATCAAAGTTCCATCCTGATGAAACCAAGCATCCCTATCCCCACCAGTGACACCAAGAAGCTCATCGCCTCCTGATATGTAACAGGGACCCCAAGTCTGTATCCACATCCATGTACTTGCAACAGCTGTAACTAGATTGACCCCCATAACACTTGCATCATCCTTACCGGCATTGGGTAACTGGCAGCTAAGTTTTGAGTATTGATTCTGGTTAAGGAATCCATCCTCACTCACCGCCATAGCTGTTAGCAGTCCTCTCTCAAGGGTAAGGGTCATGTGTTCGCCATCGTTAGCAAGATTGGATAGTACCCTATGAGAAGAATAGGGATGCACCCTGGGCATAAGGTAGCCTCCGGCCCACTGATCTTTCGTGCTTGTGGTATCCTCTATCACTATTTCGGTTTCACCAACTGCATGAATTACAGCATCGGCAGTAATAGCCTTTGCCACAGCCACATTCATCATGCCACCCATAGCCCTGCCACCTACAGAGGAGTTGTCATTGCAGTACCCATAATGGAACACGCGGTCTCCATCCACAAACTTGGTACCTATTGGGTATTGCTGTACAGTATCAACCGTATAGACATCTGGATGGCTTAGGTTGCCGTACTTTGTTTGCCCGCTAATCCAAACTGGCAAGACGATATACTTGCCATCTTTGGCTACTAATTTATGAATTACTGGTATCATTGTTTGTTTTTCCTCCTTAGAATCTTAGGGGGCCAGCATAAAAGATTTACCAGCCCCCGCATCCACAGGTTTTAGTCCTCCGGGTTGCAGTTGATAAGAACCGCAGCACTGTACTTCTTGAAGAGCGCAGCCCCTACATACCAGATGTAGCGGTTGCAGATTGCGTTGTAGTCCTCAACGAACTCTTCACGCTCATGCTTCATCTCACCGGCATGTAGCCCGGTAACTTTGTCCGTGCCCAGTTGAAGGGCTAAGATAACGGTGTTGTCGTAGTTGGCTGCTCTGGCCGTAGTCGGGCTATGACTGGCGATTGCGAGAACCCCAGAACTGCCGTTATAGAAGTTGTCCCCAATGAAGTCCGACACATAGATAGGAATGTCATCATAGTGAGTCATCTTCACGCCGAACTTGGTTTCGCCAACTACCAGCACTCCGCTACCGCTTGCCCGGGACAGTACATTGAGTTTCCGCCTTGCCCTTCGGGACATTAAAAGTAAGTCGGGCTTGCCGGGCTTAATAGCATCAATCAGGGTGTCCATAGTCGGCATTTCAAGAGCGCCGGAGTCGTCAGCCTCGGGTATGACCTGAGTGTTATTCACACTGTCAAGGTCTGTAGTAGTGGCTGATTCCAGTTCCGCAATCATGCGGAGTATCCCCTTGAACTCTTTAGTGTTGGACTGTGTTGAGGTCTGGCCGAGTATGAACGTGTCCTCAAACTCATGTGCCATAGCCTGAGCTGCCAGCGCAGCGTCAATCGCCTCCGGGTTCTGTGTGGCATTAAGAGCAATCTTCGACTTATCGGTATAGGCGTTCTGAATCATGGTGTAGATGTCAGTCGTTCTTGGCTCAAAAGTGCCGGTGCTTTCTGCAATCTGGTCTCCAACTCTCAACCAGGATGCGGTAGGTAGGGTAAGAGATACGTTATACTTCAGAGAGTTGCCCTGGACCGGCATCATGGGGAGAGCCTTCAGAATCGGGCTTTCCTTTGTCAGCCAGTCAACAACGCCCTTCAGTATCATATCTCTGTCGAGATACTCGTATTGTTCGAGTGTTTGCATATTAACCTCCGTTTATTTCTTTTTGTTTACGTCCGCAAAGCCCTTGTTTAGTTTCTCATCAGCGCTTAGCGAACTGAGGTCTTTACCTCCCCCAGTCGTCAAACCGGAGTCAACGTCAATTTGCTTGTCAGTTTTCCCAGAGCCAATTTCGTCAGCTAATTCCTCCAGCTTTTCTTTGCCTTCAATGCTGAATTTATCGCTGAGTGTCTTGAGCCTCATGGGGTCAATGTTCTTGGCAGAAGCAACTTGCCAGATGGTGATTTCCTTTTGTGCTTCTCTGGCTGACTGAATCTCCGCAGCGTGTTCCGCTTTGTCTCGCTCAAGTTGAGCCCGCTCTTGCTTTATAACTTTTTTGTCTTTGTAGGCTGCAAGTGCATCCGGATCTTCCTTGAGCTTTTCTAACTCTGCGGCTTCCTGCGTTTCCTCTTTTGCCCTGATTGCATCTTCACGGGTTTTGATGTCGGTCTCCCTCTGTTCAAGGGACTTGGCAGCTCTGCCAGCTTTAGATAGAGCATCACTGACCATCTTTTGAGTCTGTTCTTCGGTATAAGTTTGGGGTGTTTCCTCTGAAGTAGTCCCAGGTTTCCCACCAGAAGGTGTCCCCTTTGCAGGAGAGACGTCCTGTGTGGTTTTTGTGGTTTCGTCCATGTGTTACCTCCTTAAATAGAAAATGCCCGCTAAAACGGGCATCTGTGCCACATTTAAGGCTGTGGCCACCATTCGACCCTTAGTTACTTAAATAGTTCCTCAAATTGCTCCTGCAACTGCACCGCACGAGCGTGTTCTTCATAGGGTGTTTCAGGTGCCCCTGCCTCTCCCCTTCCCTCAATAGGCGTGTAACCCTTAGTCAATACCAGCCAGGCGTCTAAGTCTGGATGCTTGGCTCTGAAGTCTAATCTGGGATTCCCCGAAGGTAGATTTTGATACATCTGATAAAGTTTATAGACCTCCCTTGTCGGCACTTTGGAAAAGTCTCTCTCCTCTGTCCAGATTCCTAGTTTATACATGGTGTCATAAAACTCTTTATGCTCCATGAGCCACCAGTCATCCTCATAACCGCTTCTCTGAGTGCCATACCATTCCACATAATCGCCTATCATCTTCTCAGGAAAGCCTGTATCATAAGCCTGCACACTGTATCGAGCTTCCTTGAAAGTCATGCCGCCCCTTTCAGTAGCATCAAGTTCGGCTCTCATATTCTCGATAGCTTTAGATGCCATGCCGCCGGTATCGTCCCACTCCTGAAACTCGCTCTCAAATTGCTGGTAAATCTTGTCTCTGTTAAGCGGTCTCACCCTTGTCTCATCTATAAGCGGGTGATTCCCAATATCGGGATTTGTATATTCATTGTAGAAACTTGGGTTGTCCAAAAGGAATCGCTCTCGCCAGCTTCCCCACAATGGTAGTGCCGCATACTCAACAAAGGCAGGCCAGTTGCTTTCAGAATATCCCTGGCTCGATGCTTCCTTTGTGTAATAAGCCTTGCCGAAGCTGGTCATACCCTGATCATCGAACAATAACCTCCGCCTTGCTTCTGCCCTCTGGTCGTCATCCGAAATATAATTATCTGAGCTTGTGTCTCCATAAGCCTCGTATAAGTCAAAATCATCCCTATACTGCACTGTAAGCCTCAAAATAGGCTCGTTCCAGTCTGCCCCATCATCTGATAGTAATGCGTTGTCTAAAGCCCACTGGTGAACTTCCTTGTTGTCAATTAAGAATAACCTGGCCTCAGCACTACTAGCCCCATATTCGTCAACGATAAACCCTCTATCTACCCACCCCTCTACAATATCTTCGGGTGTGGGATTATCCTCAGTTCCCACATTCAAAGCCTCGATTCGCCTCATATCATCCCTGAAGTCGGGATGCTCTAAATATAGTTCTTGAATTGCTCTATCCCTGTCGGTAAGACCATCATCACCCTTAACTTCATCATCCAGCCCGCTATAAGCATCGAGCAGGTCAAATAATTCGTCATGCTTTAGCTTTAGTTGTGTAACTTCGTTGAGGTCTTTCATCACCAGGGCATTTTGTGGTATGCCTAAAGACTGAACCAGCGATGATACTTGGGTCAAGGCTTCGTTACTGTAGATGTTAGCCTTGCCCCACAACGCTAATAAAGCGTTTTCTTCAGGATGGCTTCTCAGCCAATCTTCCCGGGGGTTGATATAAAGCTCGGGATGCTTGCCTAGAAACTCCGCCTTTTCAGACTCGGGGAGAGAATGATACTCTACCAATAGGGCATACTGAGCCTGAGTCATATTGCCCAGGTGGGCATCGGTGTAGTCCTTGTCGAATTGCTTTAGTTCGTCAGCATCGGTAATCTTCTGCCTGTTAATCCATTGTATGCGATATTGCTCAAAGGTATCGCCTTTCTCCGGGTCGGCATTGATACTGGTTAGCCTCTTGTTGGGAAGCAAGTTTATCTCCCTGAGAATGTCCTTAGCTTTTACAACCGATAAAACCAGCCCGGGTATGTCTTTCTTTTCTGAAAGCATCTCAAAGGTGACATCGCCAACCATACGCCCAACCTCAGAGTAATAATC